AGGAGGTTGTTGAGGAATGTGCCAGTTTTCCTCACGGAGATTTTGATGACTTGGCAGATTCGATGACACAGGCTATACTAAGATTTAGACAGGGTGGTTTTATCACTACTCCTGATGACGATGAACAAGAACCAGTTTATAGAAGAAAAATGGAGTATTACTAATGTCAAAAAAAAGTGTAGGTAAAATTTTAGACGATGAAGCATCTTCAGCAATAAGAAAAGGCGGAGGATCTATATCAGAAAAAGAAATGATTAAAATAATGATGGACGCTGGGAAAAAATCAGGTCTTTTTAAAAAAATGGAAATGGGTGGTGAAGTTGTTGATATGACAAAATCACAAAATGTCAGCATGATGGATGAAGGTGGATCAGCCATTTCTGATGCAGATAGAAAAAAAGTTAAAAAATTATTAAAGAAAAAAGATGATAACAAAGGTGGATTTCCATTTATTACACCTGGTCAGAAAAAAATGTTAGATAAACAATCAGGTAAAGGAAAGCCTATGAGTGCCGCAATGGGTGGAACTGTTAAGAAAATGAACATGGGTGGTGTAGTGCCAGGTCGTGGTGGTAGTTTTAAAGGTATTAGATAATGTCATTAACATCTGCTGATCCTATTGGTAATAAGAGAAGAAAAGAAGATGCTGCAGTTTTAAGAAAACTTAAAAAAACTGTTAAAGCTAAAAAAGTTAAAACAAAACCAGTCAAGTTAACTATACAAAGTGCAAGCATAACTAAGCCAACAAGTATGAATATAGACAAAAATACAATTATGCCCAAGATGATGAGTGAGGGTGGAGTTGTAGATATGACAAGATCAATAATAATTAACCCAGAGACAGGAGAGTAATATGGCAATGAAACCAAAATTAAAAAAGCTTTATGATGAATATGAAGCATTAGAGGATAAGTTATTAGCCATACCTATGGATAAATATACATCATCTGGTCAACTGGATACAGCAGGTAAGATTAGATCTGAATTAAGAATTTTAGGAAAAAAAATTAAGGATGCAGGTGGTCTTAGTATGAATAGAGAAGGTGGTGAAGCAGTTCCACCAAAATTTAAAGGGTTTTCAAAACTACCTGAGTCTGTGCAACAAAAAATGAATCCAGATCTAGCTGAGAAGTTTGGCATGGGTGGAGATGTTAAAGGCAAAAAAAGTGGCAATATATGTCGTGGAAGAGGTATAGCAAGACCAGGCACTGGATTTACAATAAGGTAAGATTATGGCTATTGAAAAGGTAGACGGAGTAGAGAACTTAGACGCACCTCAAGGTGTCACATCCATTGAGATAGAAGAAGCACCTATAGGTGATAACATCACAGAAATGGATGATGGTTCTGTTGTTATTGGAGAAATGGAAGAACAGATTGCTCCAATACAAGTCCCTTTCAATGCAAATCTTGCAGAATTTATTGATGACACAGAGCTTGGTCGTATATCATCTGAGATGGTCAATGAAGTACAAGAGGATATAAACTCACGAAAAGAGTGGGAAGATCAATATAAAAGTGGATTAGAATTACTAGGAATGAACTACGAAGACAGAGCCGAACCCTTTGAGGGTGCATCTGGTATTGTTCATCCTTTACTTGCTGAATCTGTTACACAGTTTCAAGCACAGGCTTATAGAGAATTACTACCTGCTGGAGGTCCTGTTAAGACAGCCATTATTGGACAAGAGACTCCTGAAGTATTAGCACAGGCTGAACGTGTTAAAAATTTTATGAATTATCAAATAACCTACGAGATGGAAGAGTATGATCCAGAGTTGGATCAGATGTTATTCTACCTTCCAATCGTTGGATCATCATTTAAGAAAGTTTATTTTGACCCATCATTGCAACGAGCAGTGTCAAAGTTTGTTCATGCAGAGGACTTAATTGTTCCTTACAATGCAACAGACCTAAAGACATCAACGAGGATATGTCATGTTATTCGCATGGACTCGAATGAAATAAGAAAGTTGCAACTATCTGGGTTTTACAAAGACATTGAGTTACCTACATCTGATTCCGATGGAGCAGATTACAATGAGGTAAGAGAAACAATCAAAGATATTGAAGGCATTCATTCAGAGTCAACTTACAACGAAGAATTAACATTATATGAAATACACACCGATTTAGATTTGCCAGGTTTCGAAGACATGAACCAGACGGGCGAAGCTACTGGATTGAAAATGCCTTATATCGTTACAATATTGGAGAAATCTGGTGAAGTATTATCGATCAAAAGGAATTTCAACGAAGCCGATCCGTTACGCAGTAAAATACCTTACTTTGTTCACTATAAGTTTTTGCCTGGTCTTGGCTTTTATGGCTTTGGTCTTACGCATATGATAGGAGGCTTATCAAGAGCCTCAACATCAATACTTAGACAATTAATAGACGCAGGAACATTATCAAATCTACCTGCTGGATTTAAAGCACGAGGTGCAAGAATAAGAGATGATGAAACACCTCTAAATCCTGGTGAGTTCAGAGATGTAGATATGGTTGGTATGGATTTACGTCAAGCCATAATGCCATTGCCATTTAAAGAACCATCACAAACTTTATATTCTCTTTTAGGAACATTAATTGATTCAGGTAGACGTTTTGCATCTATGGCTGATATGAAGGTGGGTGAGATGCAGGGCAATGCTCCTGTAGGCACGACAATGGCTATTATGGAACGTGGCACAAAAGTTATGTCTGCGATACATAAACGTCTGCATTACTCACAAAAAGTAGAATTTAAAATACTTGCAAGAATATTTGCAATGGGCGTGCCTATGTATCCGTATCAAGTGCCAGGCGCGCCTCCCGAAATCAAGCAAACTGATTTTGATCAAAGAATTGATGTATTGCCTGTATCAGATCCAAACATATTTTCTATGTCCCAACGTATTGCTTTAGCACAAACTCAATTACAATTAGCTCAAAGCAATCCTGATATACACGGACCTAATGGTATGTATCAGGCATATAGAAAGATGTATGAAGCATTAGGTGTGACTAATATTGACACGATAATACAACCTCCTCCACAACCAATGCCCATGAACCCTGCAAAAGAAAATCAGGAAGCATTAAGAGGTGCAAGATTACAGGCATTTCCAGAGCAAAATCATCAGGCACATATATCAGCACATTTAGCCATGATAGCTACACCGATTGCTCAATCAAATGCTTCAATCGTTATGACACTTCAAGGTCATATATCTGAGCATATAGCCATGATGTCTGAAATACAGGCACAACAAGAAATAAGTGCTAACATGACACCAGAGCAACAAGCTATGATGCAACAAGATCCAAATGCCATGCAACAATTTCAAACACAAGTTGCATCCAGATCTGCTGAGATAGCAAGTGAAGTTAGTGAACAATATGCACAATCTATTACTCCACCACCTTCTGAAGATCCTCTTGTATCTATAAGAAAACAAGAGTTAGCATTAAGAGGACAAGAAGTGGCTCAAAGACAACAACAATTTGAAGTAGAGCAAGAGTTTAAAAAGGAAAAAGAAAGAAATGATGTTTTACTTGATCAGCAAAGACTTGATCAACAAGAAGAAATAGCAAATCAAAACGATCAAACAAAAAGAGATATAGCTGCTCTTAAAGAAATGAAAGGATAAATTATGTCAAGTTCTGTTAAAGAAAAGATTTATGAAGTTGAGAAACAAAAGAAAATTCAAAGGAGGATAGCAAAGGAGCAAGGTAATGCCGTTGAAAAAAGGCAAGAGCCAGAAAACAATCAGCCAGAATATAAGGAAATTGAGGTCGGAGAAATATCCACAGAAGCAAGCAATAGCCATAGCACTAACGAAAGCAGGGAAGAAAAAGTCAAAACCTCAAAGCCAAAAAAGAAAAGTAAAAAAACCACAAAAAAAACGTAGTGGTGGCATAATTAAAAGGTTTTCTGATATAGCTAAACCACAAAAATTTAAAGGTGTTTTTTAATGGAGGTTTATCATTGATCCTGCGACCATAGGTGTAGCCATAACGGCAGCAAATACTGCATTCAATGCAATTAAACGTGGGTTTCAAGCTGGACGTGAAATAGAGTCTATGGGCAGAGATTTAGGACGCTGGATGACAGCGTTAAGTGATATTGATAATGCAGAAAAATCTGCAAAAAATGCCTCTCCACTTAGAAAATTATTTAAAGGTAATGAAATAGAAGCCAGTGCTATTGAAGCATTTACAGCAAAAAAAAAGTTAGAAGCTCAGCGTCAAGAGTTAAAGACTTTTATAAATTTTCACTACGGACCTAAATCTTGGAATGAAATTTTAGAGATGGAAGCCAAAATTAGGTTGCAAAGAAAAAAAGAAATATATGATAGACAACAATTTATTAGAAAAATTTGGGAAGCCATAGGCTGGACTTTTTTAGCTTTTACAGTCGTAGGATTTTTATTTTTTCTCGCATGGATTTATAAAGAGGGTAGAAGATGATTGAAAAACCAGTTAAATTAAAAATTGATGAAAATAGTTTTGAATTATCTTTAAGAATTTT